TTCGCGCCCTTCTTGTACAGCGCCTGCAGCAGATACGAGGGCAGCTGATTGATAATCGCGTCGCCCAGATCCTTTGCGTTCTGCACCTCGTTCAGGGTCATGGTGCCGATGTCGATGTTGACGTTGCCGCCAATCGACGCTTCGAGCAGCTTGCTCAGGTCGATGCTCTGCAGCAGGCCTTCGAGGAGGCCGGACTGCTCAGAACCGGACACGATGCTCTGGTAGTAGGGCTCGAAGTCAAGCCCGCTCAGCTTGTCCTCTACCGGCACAAGCACGTTGCCAAGAGAGTCGAGGATGCTCGATCCGCTGATCAGCCTCTCGCCCAGCGGGCCGTAGATGTTGCTGTCCGCCTTCGACTTTTCGAGGTCGCTGACGATGCTGCTGAAGATGGCGTCGTTCGCCGCTTCCTGTGCGTTTTCAAGCTCGTCCTCGTCCGCTTCGTACCGGAAGCCTGTGTCTTCGTGGTAGATCAGCAGCCTGCGCTGTCTGGCCTTGTCCAGATCATCCAGTGCCTGCATCAGCCGGAGTTGTTCCTTGTAGCTGTCGTTCTGCTTCTTCAACCGCTCGATCTGCAGGTCGATGATGGCGTCATTCCACTCTTCCTGATTCTTGCGGATGTCGGCGATCGTGTCGAGGTTGCCCGTCAGGTCGCCGCGAAGCTCCTGATACTTTTCGGACAGCGGGTCGAGTGTGCTCATCTGCTCCTCGATCAGCCGGTTTTGCTCCTGCAGGTTTTCGATCTGCTTCATGCCGACGGAGATCATGCTGCGGTAGGTCTCCGCGTATTTGTCAGACCCCTGCGCATCCAGCAGGTTGTTCATGCCTTCCAGATTACGCTGAATCTCTTCCAGATAGTCGTAGCCGGTCTTCAGGTTGGTCAGCGGGATGTCGGCAATCGTGTCGTTCATCTCACTGATTTCAATCTTCGTCTGGGTGATCGACTCCTTCAGGTTTTCCAGCGTGGACATATAGGAGTACCAGGTGTCGCTGCCGATAGCCAGCGGGTTGTCCCACGACGTCGTGAAGAGAGACTTGATGGCTTCCAGATTCTTCAGTGCTTCTTCAGACCCGTCTGCCACATTCATACCCAGCATCTCGCCGATGGCAATCATGTCTTCATCCGTAGCCGGGGTTACCGGTACATCTACCAGAGAGATCTCTACCGGCGGCAGAGCCTGCTGATTAACCTGCTTGCTGCTGTACTGCTGCTGTGACGCCTGCATCTTATCCAGAATAGCCTGGACTTGGGCGTTCTTATTTGTTGCGTTGCTGAACGTGCTCGTCGTGCCTTTAATTGCCGCCTGTACTGCGGCACGCTGGGCTGCTGGCACCTGATCCAGGTTGATGTTCATCGCACCGGTGGCGATCTTCTGTACGTCGGCCAGTGACAGCTGAGTGACTCCCTGTGTTGCCGGAGCGTCCGCGATGTCAGTCATAGAGCCGAGCTTTTCCGTACCGACGCCGGTGTTGTAATGCGCGACCGTCCGGTACACCAGATTCTCGTCAATGGCCTCCTGCAGGTCGGTGACGCCTTCGTCCACACCCTTCTTGACATGGGCGGCAATGGCTTCCCATACATCTTTACCGCCGTTCAGGATAGCCTGTACCATGTCCCCGCCTACGCCGAGCTGGTCTTCCAGCTCCTTGAGCAGGGCCTGCTCTTCGTTCTGAGCATTGGCCAGAATCTGCTCCATGTTGGTCAGAGAGTCCATGTAGTCGGCGCCGGTCAGCTCCTGGCCGTACTGTTTCTTCAGGTCAATCAGGCCTTCAAACCGCTTCTGCTGGTCGCGCAGCAGCCCGTCGATCCTGTCGAAGTACGATACAACGTTGTCCAGCTTCTGCTGGCTCAGGGCTTCCATCTGATCGTTCAGCGTGGCAAGCGCTTCCTGGCAGGCTACCAGTTTTTCCCAGTACTGCTGGTAGGCCTGAATGGCCTTCACCGTTTCCTCGTTGCCGTATGCCTCCAGATCAATCGTGCCGTTCTGAATCTTCGCAACGATCTCATCTGACAGCCCGCCCGTCGTCTGCATTTCCCTGAGGAAGCTGCGGTACCTGACCACCGAGCTGATGTTCGCCTGAATTTCTTCTGCGATGTTTTCGATGGCGCTGTCCAGCAGCTTGTTCTGGCTCAGATAATGTACGGCGTCGTCCGCTGCTCCGACAAACTGTGTGGTCTTTTTCTTCAGCTCATTCAGGTACGTCGGGATCCAGTCGAGCACCTTCTTGATCCACTCAAGGAGCGCCTTGGCCTTCTTATCGGAAGAATTCATTGCCGCTTCTGCAGCAGCCTGTGCCTGTGCGGCGTCACGCTGAGCTTTGGCAATGGCTGCGGCCTGATCGGAGCCGCCGGTCATATCTTTGCCATTGCTTATGCTGGACATTGCTCGTCCTGTCACTACGCCGCCGTTGGCCATCGCCATGCCGCGCTTCAGGATCTTCCTGGTTTCCTTTGCATTGTGTACGACGTCGCCAGCATCCAGCTTTACGAAGCGTGCACCGTTGTTAGTACCCAGTTCATAGGTGCCGCGGGAGCGGTGTTCAATCAGCTCGGCGCCAAGCTCGTCAACCAGCGTCATACCGCCGGCAGCATCGTCCGTGCCACCTGCGGCTGCGCTGACGGTGCGAACTGCGTCTTTGCCGCCACCACCGCCGCCGGTCGGGATTGAACCGGGATCGCCGTACTGCACCGGGATGGTGACTGTCGGAGGCTGTGGAACATCAATTGATCCGGGCTGTTCCACATTCGTGTGAACAGTGACCGTGGGTTCTTCGGGAGGCACAACCGGCGGAGCTTCTTCGGTCTCCACATGTACCGTGGCTGTAGTATCTTCAACAGCCGGAGCCGCAGCGGTTTCGGTATAGGTGGCAGTCTGCTCCGTCTGAACACCGGATTCCGCCTTTTGCGCAGTGGTCAGCGCGTCCTGGAGCGCCTGCGCTCCGCCGTCTGTTAGCGCCTGCTCGAGCTGGCTGACCGCCTTGTCAAGCGCACTCAGCTGATTCTGGTTGAGCAGCTGACCGTCTGGGCCTTTTTTGTTCGCCGACATATCTTCCAGCCGCGACATTGTGCTGAGAGCATCCAGCCGCATGTTCTCCATGTCGCTCGCCGACATGGATGTGCTGGTGCCTGTATTGACATTCGTGCTCTTCTTGGATTCAACTGCCGTCGATTTGGTTTCGACGTTCAGCTCTTCCGGCTCGACCGACGCAGAGGTAACGGTATCGACTTGGGACTCTGTGCCCATGATCGTGCCAGTAGAAGCAGGAGGAGTTTGCGTCAGACCCTGCGTCTGTTCGCTGGTCTCTACGTCGCTCCTCAACTGATTCATCGCGTCGACGGCATTATCATAGGCCTGTACAGCCTCGTTCAGACTGGCGTACTCGCCGTTCAGAGATGTCGATATGTCGTCCAGTGTCTGCTGCTGTTCCGGCGTCACATCATGGGCTCCACCGAATCCACGGACCTCGTTGTCGAGATTAGCCATGGCAGCAGTAACGTCCTCCATGCTCTGGAAGGTTGAGCCGCTCTTTGTAGCCGTTTCGGCAGTTTGTTCTGCTGTTTCGCGGAGTGCAGCATTAAGATCCTCTTGATCCTGGGCCTCCTGATCGGCGCGCTCCCGTTCCAGTTCCGCGAGCTTTTCGTCTTGCGCAGCCCGTTGCTCCGCCAGAGCCTCCTGCTCCTGCGTCTGCAGATACTCCTGCATCCCGTCGATGGCTTCGGTGATCTGATCCGCGATATCCTGTTCGGGGATAACCTTGCCGTCCGTGTTGTATCCGATCAGCGCGTTTGTGGCGTTTTCGACCGACTTGCGGAGTGCCGGGTCGGTAATCCCGCCAAGACCGCCAGCCTGTTCAACCGCAGCTGCCAGCTGTTCCTGCCACTGCGCCTGCTGATCGAGCTTCGACTGCGTCTCCAGCCTGTCCTGCAATGCATCACCGGCCGCAGCGTCACTCGCTGCCTGCTCTGCCCGTTCCCGACGATCCAGATCGGCCGCATCCTTCATGCGCTGACGCATAGCCTCGGCTTCCGCTTCCGCAGTATCAATTTGGGTATCCGCCGTTTCCTGTACGCTGTCTTGTGTGTCCTCGAACGACTTCAGCCATGCATCTTCCGCAATACTCTGCAGTTCTGCAAGCTCTTCCTGTTTTTTCTGTGCCTTCAGTGCCGCTTTCGCTGCTTTTTCTTCGTCGCCAGACACAGCAGTCTCCGTGGTCAGCGGCTGATCGAGGCCGGTAGCGACCGTGGTGTCTTCGGCATTCTCAGTTTTCGGCTCAATAGCTTCATCCAGTGTAGAGGCTTCATTGGCCTTGAGCAGTCCTTGCAGCTGAGCAATCTTATTCTGTGCGTTTCTAAGCAGTTCTGTAGATGCTGTCGCCCCGGACTCGCTGACATCTTCCATCTGCATGGCCACGGTTTCCGTCGCCTCGTCGATGGCGATGCCCGCCTCCTGCGCCTGAGCGATTGTTTCCTGCAGCTGCTCGCGAATAGCCTGTTGGTCAGCTCCGGGTTTAGGAGTTGCAATATCCTCGTCGTACTGATCAGCGAGCTTGCCAAACTTAAAGCCTGTTCTCGTCCGGGGAGTGGTCTCGCTCTGATCCTGCAGTTCCTCGGCAACCTGTTGTTCAATAGCCTGCGCGAGCCCGGAGGCTTCCTGCTCTTTGAGCGTACCCTGCAGAGCATTACCCTTATCCAGCGCATTGCGCGACAGCTGCTTAGCCGTTTCGGTTTCTGCTTCAGCAACGTTGGCCGCTGCTTCTTCGAGGTTGTTGCGGATATTATTGAGCTCATTCAGCGCAGTGTCATAGTCCGCGCCTTCGTTTTCAACCTTGCCGATAAATTCAGTGAGTGCATCCGACGACCCGTACTGCTTTTCCAGAGCTCTGGCTTGCTCGCCCAGGTCTGCCAGCGACTGTCCGGCTTCCTCTGCATCCTGGAACGTCGATGGGCCGGTGGTAAATGCACGCTTGGGTTTGTCGCGCATGGTCTTGGTGTCGTCATACTGATCTGCAAGTTTACCAAACGACCATTTGCTGGACTTTGCCTCTTCGGCCGCCTGCTGTACCGCCTGTTGTTCGGCTTCTTCGACGTTGCTGCGATAATTATTCCACTTTTCGAGAATAGTATCGTAGCTGGCGCCCTCATTCTCGGCTTCACCTATCAGTTCGGTGAGCGCATCGGATCCGCCGTGCTTCGATTCGTAATCCTTGATCTCCTGAGTCAGCCCGGCCAGCGAAGTTGCTTCTGCTTCTGCGCTGGCGAACGTGGATTTGCCGGAAGTGAAGGCTGGTTTGTCGGGGGCTTCTTTGGTATCCGGGTATTCGTCTGCCCCTTTACCCTTCTTTCCGCCTTCCTCGTCCTTGTTTTCTTTGGACAGTGTCGTATTCAGTGCGGATAATGTCGCGTCCAGTTTGCCAAGCACAGAGGTCAGCGGGTCAGCCGTTTCCTGTTTATCTAGGTCAGCCAGGGTTGCCGCCGCTGCCGCCGCCTGCTCAGTAGAGCCGTTGGCGACCATATCCTGAAGCTGGGCTTTGGTCATCGCTTCGCCAGCCTCTACCACGCCATCCAGCAGCGCCTGCTTCTGAGCGTCCTCCAGATCCGCCGGTGCTTCACGCCATGCTTTTACGGCGTCCTGGAAATTCTTCCGTGCCTCCTCTGCGCGCTTCGACTCCGGTGTTTCGGTACTGATATCATATTTTTCCGCAGGATCCTGAATGTAATCATTGATGCCCATCAGGATGCTCTGCATAAAGTCGGCGCCGAACTGTGTACCGTATTTCTCGTTAAACTTGTCGGCCATCTGTCCGGTCGTCATGCCCGCAACAGCAACCGCGCCGGTCTTATCGAGAATGCCGGCTGCTTTCATATCTTTCTGGAAGGCAGCCAGTGCATTTCTCCGCGCCGCCTGATCGGGCTTGCCATTCTTATCCACGGCGCCCAACGCCTGCATGTACGACATGGTCTTGGAGCTTAGGTCACCCAGTAAAACCTGACCCGCACCCGACCCGATCTCCTTGCCAGTCACGAACCGCATGGCAGCTGCGAATTCCCGCGTGCCTGTCAGTCCGCTTGACTTTCCGCCGGTGATAGCGTTGATCGCTTCGCCCAGCTCGTCATACGCGTCGCCAGATTCAGCCCCGCCTTTGTTGCTGATCCAGTTGGCCATGTCGCTCATGCCGTAGTTGATCTGAGCCATACGGTTGGCGTACTCAGTCAGCTGCGTGCCGTAGCCGAGCATAGCTTCGTAAGATTCCTGGCTGACCGTGCCGGTCTTCATTTCTTCGACGACCTTCTGGGCCGCCTCGGTATACTTCTGCTGTGTTTTCAGGACGTCCCGTTGCAGGGCAGACAGCTCTTCCCTGTACTTCTGCTGTACAATCCTGTCGAAGGCGTCCTTGTTGAAGAACAGTCCGCCGTTGGCACGTTCCAGCGCAGCCTGATAAGCGCCGCCATCCATAGCCATCAACTCGGTGAAATCCTTGGATGTCGTGTCCAGCGCCCCGGTAAAGCCGGAGTCCTTCCAGATCTTCGCCGCCGCCTGCTGGGCAGACAGAAGCGCATTGATATTGTCTTGGGAAGACTCAATGGTATCGGCGACGGCGCCACCACCAGACGTTTCGTCCGGTGCCTGTTTCGCAGCCTCCACGCTCGCAACGGTCAAATTGGCCAGATCTCCAATTGGGATCCGTAGCCCTTCCAGCAGGGTGCCGAGAGCACCGAACTTTTTAGTGATCTGATCCGTAATGCTGGCAGCGTCTTGCCCTTTGCTGGCCATGTCATGCATGCTGTCCATGGCATCTTCAAAGCCGGCTTCTCTTAACAGACTGTTTAGAAAGTCAAACTTCTGCAGGCTGGCGTCTTCGCCTTCCCCGGCAAGCATCTCGCGCATAGCCAGAGACTCCCGGATGGCATTTGCCATGACGGTATTATACGCCGGTGAATTCAAACCATTGCGTACAAGGTCTGCATACATCGGGAAATACTGTCTGGTCTCCTGCTCGGCCCCATACATGGCGTTTGTGGCGCGCATCTGGATATTTGCCCAGTTGCTGAAGATGTTCTGGAAAGCCTTTTCACCACTGAGCGCCTCATACATCGTATTGCCGTACGCAGCAGCGCTTTCTTTCATCTGGGCTTCGATTGCCTGATACTGCTGCTGAGCAAAGCGATAGCCCTGCATTACTTCCGCCGTAGACATCTTTGTCTCATCAAAGCCTTCGGCCATCTTCTGGAAGCCCAGCATATTCTGGTACATGTTGGCGATAGCCCGAGCACCCTCTAGTGTCAGGTTGCCCTTGTTGCCGCCATATGTTTGTAGCAGCCTGTCTGCTCTGTTTCTAATAGCGCCAGCGTTGTCCGCTTCTTCACGGTACAGGGTTTGCATTGAGTGAGTGGGGTTAATACCGGTCCACAGGCCAGTCGCCCAGCCGCTTGTGCTCTCCCATACGCTACCCAATACCGACGTGACAGCGTCGCCAACCGAATCAAAGCCGCCATTGCCAAGCATAGCACCCAACGTCTTATACATCGCAGACGTTCCCATGACATTTTGCCCACGCGATGCACGAGCTGCCATCCAGTCGGTAAATGCCTGGTCACTCTCTGCCACCTGCTGCTGTCTTGTCACAGCCGCCTGATGTTCAAGTTCTCTGAGCTGGCTTTCCAGTTGGGCGAGCCGCGAGGTTTCCTGCGTTGTAATGGTGCCTTCTACCTGCTTCTTCTCCAGATCCTGAACCTGCTGGCTGACCTGGTCGCGCTCCGCAAGCACTGCATCTGCATTACGTTTCGTCTCTTCATACTGAGCATACGAAGAGGATGCGACAGCGTCGAGATGTTCGGAGCGATTGACGACATTTTCGCTCAACCAGTCCATGCTGGCGTTTAGCAGGGCTACTCCGGCATTGATAGCAGCAAACGTTGCGATGCCGCCGATTGCATTCTTTGTAAAACTCTTGAGCGAGCTGATCAGGCCACCGGTAGCTTTGGTAGCATCCACAGTCCCTTCGGCCTGTTCGATAAGCCGCTGCGTATATTTGTTCGCCGTACGACCGTTGACCTGCGCGGCCGCCAGCGACGCCTCTTTATTGTTATAGGTCAGCGGGTTTGTGGCGTCCTGATACGCCCGGTTGTAGGCCGCAATAATATCTGCCTGTCCGCGTCCGCCCCTGTGCAGGTTGAATGCGTTGCCAATGCCAGCCCAGATGTTACCGTTGCCAGACCTGAGCATGGAGGCCGCACCCATAATGCCAGCCGCTACGCCATGACTGCCAGATCCAACGCCCAGCCCGAAGATGTTACCCATCAAGCTGTTTAGCATATTCATGCCAACCGTCCCAGCCTGATACAGTCCCTTCAGAGTGTTGGCGGGCATAGCCGTCATCGATGCGGTTTCCTGCGCCGCTTCAAACTGGGCCTTGCGCGCTTCTACGGAGTCCAGCCATCTCTGATGCACCCGGTTCATGGTGCCCTCTGACTGCTGGGCGGTTTCCAGAGCGTTCCTGGCCGTCTCAAAGTTTTCAAGCAGGGCTGCTGCCTGGTTCGACCTGACCTTACCGGCCAGTTTCTCCAGCAGGGCGCTGCGGTTGATATCGCTCATCTTACCCCAGACTCGAGCGATATCGTTCATGATGTCATAGGTGCTCCGGAAGGTCTCCTCGTCGGCCATGATGTCGACGCCGCCTTTGCCGTCAACGTTGGTCAGCCCCATGACTTCGGCACGCATCTTGGCCGTACTGCTGGCCATGCCTTCTGTAGATTCGCCAGCATCTTCGAGCTCCGCCTTTGCACCACGAATTCTCATACTGAGAACCTTCAGCGCCGAGCCGGCAGCTCCAGCGTCTCTGGTAACCTCGGCGATGGCCGTGATCATGGCCGTGCTCTGGTCAATGTTGTTGCCTGCAACGTTCAGCGCAGAGGCTGACTTCTGCAGGCCGTTAGAGATATCTTCTACGGTAACCGCGTAGTTGTTGGCCACTGCGGTCAGCTTATCGCCAACGATGTCCGCGTCGCCGATCTCCAGATCGTTAAAGCCTTTGATGGCTGCGATCATGGTATCTGCCGCGTCGGTCGTATTCTTAAAGCCGCCCACGTTGGCAAACTTCGTCGCCGTTACGCCCAGCGCCTGAGACTCGGTCAGCCCGTAGCCCATGTGCGCAAATGTACTCGTCGTTGCGACCAGGTCGCTGATCGAAGAGCCGATAGCCACAGCGTTCTTGCCCGTGCTGGTCAGGAACTGATCATACTCGGCGCTGGTGTTGCTGGTGACCTTCTTCAGGTCGGCCATCTGGCTGTCGATCGCGGCGACGTTCTGCGCCGCCTTCTTCATGTAGCCGGTGAATCTGCGCCACAGCATCATGGGTGCGGCAATGTTCATCAGCGACCGCGTCAGCGCATCTACTGGCGGTTTGGCTCCGCCTGCCAGCCTGCTGATGTTGGTCAGGGAGGTGTCAAGCAGCTTGCTGTTCCCCTGCACCCGGCCCATCGCAGCCTGATAGGCGCCCATGTCCTTGGCGCTCATTGCCGCCCTCGCCGCATCGAGATCCTGCTGGATGCCGGCAGATGTACTCCTCTGGCTTTCCGTCCAGCTGTCCATGCCGCCGTTGCGCTGGTTCATGCTGTTCAGCTTCGCCTGATACTGATCCAGTGCGGCAGACTGCTGTGCCCAGTAATCCTGTGCGCCGATCGCCTGCATGGACGTGTTGACCGCTTTCAGCGCTTCCTGTACGGCGTTCATCTTCGCGGCAAACTGATCTGGCGCAGCGCTCAGCATGGCGCTCATTGCCTGATTCAGTTTGCCGCGAAGACCCTGATCAACGCGGGAGTAATTTTGACCTCCTTTGGTCTTTGCCATCGCCTGCTGAATCTTATCGGTCGCGTCCAGGTCACGCATCAGCTGCTGGGTTTCTGCCCTCATCTGCCCAAGCACAGTGTCAGCCGCAGACTGATCACGTCCATTATGACGGATACTCTGGAACTGCTGCTGCAGATTCATCAGATTCTGAAGCTGCTGCTGCTGGGCCACCGCCCAGTTGGCGCTGTCATTACGTCCCGGCGTTCCGGTCGGGTTCATCAGCAGGCTAAGCTGTTCCTGGTAGGCCTTCATCTGCTCGACCTTTTCGGCCCACTGTACGTTGTTGACTTCGTTCTGGTATTTCTTCAGATCCTTGGCGTCCCCGGTCGCCGCGTAGGTCGCCTTGGCCAGATCCATACGATCTCTGGCAGCCTCGTTGACGTTCCCATAAAACGCATTGCGTTCCGCTCTGGTCTGAGCGGCTTCGGTCTGTGCCGCCTGGCGGGTCTGCTCTTTTGCACTCCTCTCTGCCTCTGCGGCAACCCGCTCTGTTTCGCCGAGCTGTTTATTCAGCTGCCCGATCTGGGTTGTCGCTCTGGAGAGATAGGATCTTGCGTTTTTAATACCGCCGTCGCTCAATGCCTGTTCGGCCGCCGTCAGATTATCGCTTGCCGCTTTCGCAAGGTCGACCTGCTCCTGGCTCCACTTCTCGGAGTCGCGGCCGCCCGCCCGTCTGCTGGACGTCTCCAGATCCCCGCGCTTGCTGGCGACTCTCGCCCGCAGCTCTTCGGTTTTGTTGCTCTTATCAGAAGCCGCTATATTGGCCGTAGCCGTATTCATGGCCGTCTGCAGCTTCTCAAGCGTAGACTGATTCTGCTTCGCCGAGTAGTCGCCGTATGCTTTTTCGATAGCCTTCCGGTCACCGCTGCCAAGCAGATCATTCTTCATCATCCGCTGGTACTGGTTTTCGGCTTTCTTCGACGAGCTTTCAAACTGTTTGAGTGCCTTGGAAACTTCAGTGTTTGCAGTGCCGAGATGCTCCAGCGTTTTATCAGCCCAGCCCTGCTGCTTCGCGGCGTCCTTCGACGAGCCGTAGTAGCGGCTGGCAGCCTCTGCGTCCTTCAGACTCTGCGGCTTATCAAGTCCCGCCGCCTTCAGCTTCGCGCCCATGTCGGCGATCTGCTTGTCGGCATTTGCCATCCTGGTCTGGGTGGCCTCAGCTTTGTCTGCCTGCTTACCGTATTCCCTGGTGCTGCGCGTCAGATCGTCCGTGTATTTCTTGACGTTTGCCAGAGCAGCAACGGTTTCGGCCGGCGTCTTCGCTTTGTCCAGCTGGGTCATTGCCTGACGAAGATTTTCTGCCTGTTTCGCGTTCTGCTCCGCTCCGGGCATACCGAGCGCCCTGTTGGCCGCGTCCTTCCTGCTCTGGATGCGGGCGCTGCGCTGTGCGCCGGAAACCGCTGCCCGCGACTGGCTTTCTTCCTGCTGTACCGCCTGCTGTGCCCTACGCGTCAGGTCATGGAGTTTGTTGTAATCTTCAACCTGTGCTTCGATATTGCCGGTGTGTTTCTGAAAACTCTGCGTCGCCTTATTGATATCGCCGAAAAGCTTTTTGACGCTTTCCCCGTTACCAAACACGGCCCTGGCATCATTCGGGTTGATGCCGATCGCATTCAGCCGGTCTTTCAGCCCCGCCACCATCCCGACGCGCTTATCAAACTTGCCCTGTATGTCGTCAATGCCGCGGGACACGAGATCCTGACGCATACCCTTATTGATCGCAGACATCCGCTGATCGAAGGTGTCAAGGTTATCCGTAAGCCCCTTCAGCTCGTCTCTGGTCAGGTTGGTGACCTTGCCGGTAGCCGCGTCTTTGTGCCCGAGTTTGGTCTGGCCTTTGGCATTCTGATATACATAGTCAGAAATGTTGTCCAGCAGGCGCTCGCGCATGGTATTGCGCCCGTCCGCATTCAGCGCCAGCGCATCATGTTTCAGCCATGTATTCAGACGCTCCTGCTGCGCGGCCGTATCGCTGGTCAGCGCTTTTTGCAGATCTTTCAGTTTCTGCGGGCTTGCCAGCGTCCTTGATGCCGCCCCGCTCCATGCGTATCCTTCGTCCGGCGAACCTGTTACGCCGTACTGAAGTCTGGCCGTCTTGACATCGCCGAGAGCGACACTCTTTGCATTCAGCGAAATGCCACTCAGGTTGCCTTTACCGTCAAATGTCGCAGAAATATCCGACGCAGACGATTTGAGCGAACCGAGCTGTTTGACGATGTCATCAGCAATCCCGCCGAGTTTATAGTCTTCACGCAGGGATTTGTTCAGCTCCGTCAGGTTGTCAAAATACCTGACTGTGTTCCGGTCAGCAGGCGGCGTACTGCCACTGCCACCTGTGGGCGGCACTACGGGTGGAGTACCACTGCCACCTCCTGCTCCGCCAGTCGGCGCTTTCCCGCCGCCACCGCCTTGGCCACCGCCAGAACTTCCCTGTGTCATCTGCGCAACATCTTTCAGGAACTCTTCTTTGGCAGCACCACGGGTATAGTCAACGGGCTTCTCCGATTTACCGCTGCCGCCACTCGTCTCCGGCGCCTTCTCGCTGGTGATGTTTGCATTTTTAGCCGTGACGTCTATATTTGTGGCCGTCTGCGGCTGGGCAGCTGTCGTAGATTCTTTTGCCTCCTGCTCGGGTGAGCGGTATTTCTCTTTCAGCTGCTCTGCCAGCTTCTTGTACATGTCGCTGGCATTGCTCATGCCGGCAATACGCTCGTACTGTCTCCGGTCGCCCGCTGTCATCCTCTGCAGCAGTGCTTCGTCTGCATCCGGCCCGTTACCGGCAGGAGCATTCTTGGCACGCTGTTCCTTAGTCGCTGCCCGTTCCTCTTTTTTTGTCTGCTGCGCCTGCTCTTTGAGCGCATCGCGCTGGGCTCGCTGTGTTTCGGCGGTTTCTTTCGCAGCCTTTTCTTCGGTCTTCGTCTTACTGGTTTCGCGCCTGTCGTTTTCGACCTTGGTCTGTTTCGACTCTGTTCCCGGAAGCCGTGTCTGAATCCCGTGTCTCAGAAAGTCGGTGACATTTTTACTGATCTGCTCTACGCCGTTGGCATACGAGGATAAAATTTCGCCGGACTGTTTTTCGTAATCCTGTTTACTCATGCCAGTGGCGGCTTTCTGCGCTGCCAGAGTATCCATGCGCTGCGCATACATTCTATCCGTCGCCTCTGCCATACGAATGAGATCTCCGGCCTTTTTCTCCCATGCGGCATCTTTGGGCACATGGTCGATCTTCGCCTGCTCGTAACTGGCGGCGAGCCTGCGCTGAATGGTGTCGCCAAAGCTTCCGCGACCCTCTTCGGCCAGAGATGCAATCAGATTCTCAACCGCATCCTGCGCGGCCGCACGGCCGGATGTTTTATCATAATGCCTGTCGCTCTGATTCATCAGACTTTGCAGCTGTTCCGCCCACCCGGCAAACGCCTTGGAACTTTCCAGACTGCCATGAGTCATATCGGACAACTCACGGAGCCCGTCCCCCAGTGCCCTGATGGCACCCTCAAGTTCAATCCCCGCCGCCTTACCGGCGTCGTCCTGCGTTACATGAATTTCCATGGACATACCACCTGGTATGGCCGATACATCAACATTACCAGCGGCGTTTCCGCTCACATGATATTTGGCTTCAAATTCCCCGAGGATTGCCTTGGAAAATTTAGCATAGTTCGGCTGCGCGCCCTTGGCGTCTACAACAACCGTACCCGAAGTATTAGTCGCCACGATCTTCCCCTCCTCTGTCCTGTTACATGACCGCGCTCAATGCCTGTTCAAAGCAGCTGTCTGCGATATTCTGTGGCACGTCAACCGCAAATGTAAGCTGCGTCGGGACATTTGCCATCAGGTCTCCGCCTGGTCTGAAAAAAGGTCTGCCGCGTTTGTAAAACCAGAAGCCTTCCGAATAACCGGCGTGTGGCGAGGTGTTCTGTACAGAATATGATCCTGTCACCGACGGGCCACTGACCTGCACAGAATGACTGATCTGAATATTGCTCTCGCTGGCCATCGAATATTCACGCTGATAAACTTCTGGCGAGTACATCCCGTACCACGCCATCGCACCTGCAATGGCACCGGCCATAATCACCTCATACAACGCTCCGCCTGAGCTGAGTGCTTCGTCAAGCTGGTCAGCGATGTACTTTGCGATAAGCGTTTGATACATGTCACTTGCGGCCGCAAATACAGCTTCCATATACTCTCTGAATTCATCTTCCATGCCTGCCATACCCACACCCCCTATGCAAAAAGCCGGGACTTCATGCCCCGGCCGTAGCTTTCAAAATCAAAAAAGCCGCGCCATGCGTTCAGCACAGCGCGGCAGGTCAGCAAATATAAAAGGGAGCGGCCACCTTGTAACTCATCCACACACCACTGCAGAAGGAGATAACCGCTCCCCGCTTATGATTATACCACACAGGCTCGTCCTGTGCAACCCTCTTTACGCCTCTACATTCCACTCTGTCATTTCCTTGACGATCGTGTGTACGTAGGAGTTACCGTTCCACTTGGCGTACACGTCGTACATCTTCAGCATGTCTTCTTTCTCATACGCCGCCAGCTTCCGATCATCCAGATGCTTGTAGTATATTCCCGTGATCCCGTTGCGCAGCTCTGCCAGGTGGGCTTCCCGCTGACGCCCGTTCTCCTCTTCGATCCGGCCGATGGCTTCCCGCATCGTGACCAGTTCCGTGTTGATTCCGTTGAGTTCAATCTTGATCTCGTCGACGTTGGTGTCCCGCCTGATCAGGTTCTTCACACCCTGCCGGGCCTTTTTACTGACACTGAGCACAGCCGCGGCGATGGCCGTCACCGCGCCGATCATCGATGACAGCCATTGTACCACGGTCGTAATCTGAAAATTCTCCATAAACGCACACTCCTTTATTCTTCGGGCGGCGTTTCCTTTTCCTGTTCGGCCACAAACTGCTGAAGCAGTTCCACAGCCCTTTCGGTTGTCAGTTCGCCGCCATCTTCGATCAGCCGGTTGAGATGACGCAGGGCCCGCCCCGCTTCATCCACCAGTGTTTCCAGCGGCCCCATGTCCAGATACAGCTGGACGCCGCGCTCCGTCATCCGTTCAAACGCCCGGTATTTCTCCACCCCGGCGCCCTCCGTCAGCCAGTTCTTAAACCGTTCGACGCCCACGGAGAACACCATCTCCATGAAGCCCTCGAGGTCGTCCACACCGTCCGTCGCCCCGTAGTTGGTGAACAGTCGCATGGCCGCCTGCAGCCACAGGTACTCAGCTCCGATGGCCATGGTCAGACGTTCGTCCGGATCTTCGTACAGGTTGCTCACATATTTGCTGGCCATCTCCAGCATTTCGCCGTAGGAAACCTTCTCTTTGAACGTGAAATCGCTTTGCTTCATTGTGTTTCTCCTTTTCAGGCGTCAGCCTTTGCGATATTCTTGATGGCGTCATACCCGCCGTTGGCAGACAGGCTGACCACCATCGCGTTGATCAGGTCAAGCGCCACCGCTTCCCAGCCGGTCATCTCGCCCGTAGCGATCTGACCGACGACCAGGATGGCCAGTGCGATAATGTAACTGATCAGCTGCGCATGCACCTTCGGCAGCGCCGCCTTGATACCCTGCGTGAGCAGACCGGTCGCCAGCACGCAGCCGGCAAAGGTCAGCAGATATTCCCATGTGAAAAACGTATCCATAGTCCCTCCTCCTTTACGGCAGCTTTTGTTCCAGCGCCGTCAGTCTCTGGTCGATTGATTCGTACTGCTGCAGAAACGTTGCGTACAGCTGCTCGGTCTGGTCGGAGTTTTCGGCCGCCGTGTTCATCGCGCCGACCGCCCCGTCCTTCGCCGTCTCAGCCGCCGCCTGGGCAGCCTGTGCGTCGCGCCGGGCCTCCTGCGCCTTGTCCTGCTCGCCGAGCGCCGCCTGATAGGCAGCATCCGCTCCGTTGTGTTCGCGCATCGCCATCTGGGCGTACTGCTGTGCCGCAGCCGCAGAAGCCGCCGCGTTATCCGTTGCACCCGCAATGGCCGCCCGGTCAGTCGCCGCGTTCTGCGCCGCAGTCTGGGCGTCAATGCGTTCCTGCTGGGCGATGGCCGCGCTGCCGGACGCATTTGTCGCCGACTGAGCAGCAGCCGTGGCTGACGTCGCCGCGTTCTCCGCGTACTCGTTCGCCAGCTGCGCCGCGTCGTCCGCGTCCTGTGCGTACTGAGCCGCCTGCTCCGCGCTCTCCATCGCTTCGTCCCGGGCCACCGCCGCCATGTCTCTGGCCTCGTAGGTGGCGTCCCGGGTTTCCGTCATCGTGGCCAGCAGCTCTTCGCACTCGGCCAGCAGGGTCAGCGCCTGTGCTCTGGCAGAGCGGATCTCGTCCGGCGTGGTAAAGCTCTGGTGAATGCCGAGCCGGTATTCCGGGCTCTTCTTGAGATGGGTACCATCCACCCACCAGCCTTCCACCTTCGCGATACCGCTGATGGCCGTGTCGACGTCCGTCAGCACAGCTGTCAGCACGCCGCCCTCCTGCGTCACGTCCTTGAGGTAGAACTCTCCGTCCGGCCGCCTGTACCAGATCTCACCCTCGCCCAGCGGCCAGTCTTCATATGCCCGGCTCATGTCGATGACGATCTCCGTCACTTCGTTCTCGCTCGACACCGGGATGTAATACACTTGACTTTTGTCAAGCAGCTCCAGTCTGATGGTCTCCATGCTCTCACCTCCGGTACTGTGCGCCGCCGG